GACCGTCAAGGCTTGCAACCGTCGCGGCCTGTTCTATCTTGCTGAGCTGATCGATTGCAGAGAGACGCGCCTTGGCCGCTTGATCAGCCTCGCGATCTCGCTTGGCCTTGGCCTTGTCCAATTCCGCTTGGGCCTTTGCTGCCTCGCGGTTTGCGTCTGCTCTGGCTTTCTCGGTCGCGGCCAATTCTTTGGTCGCCTTCTCTTCGTTATCTTTGGACCGAATCACAAATTCGGACTGAAGGATCGCCTCTTCGCGGACCTCTTCGATCCCTTGCAGGGCTGCGCGTTCTTTTCCCAACCTCTCGATCAGCCGGTCACGCTGTGCCGTTGCTTCTTTTTGCGCGTCAATGTCGGTTAGATTTGCCTGGATCTTTTCGTTGGCAAGGGCCAATTCTGCCTTGGTTCCCTCGATCCGCTTTGCTTGGGACAAGACTTGTGCCTTGGTCTCTTTCTGAATTTGTGCGGTTGCCTCTTCGACGGCTTGATCTACCTCATCCAATACGCCTGTAAACACCTGATAAGATGTCCGGACGGCGTCGATTGATTTGCGGAATGAATCGTACACGTCTTGGGCTTTGCTTGCTTCGTCTGCGGCGCTCTCCATTGCCGCTTCTGCCTCGGCCAAGTCGGACTGAAGCAAGAAGTAAGCCGCGCCCAACGCGGCAACCGCAGCCGCAGCCGCGCCAAGTACGGGACCACTCAACAAAGCGCCTTTGCTCAACGCCTCCACACCCCCGGCAGCGTCTCCAACGAGGCGCGTAACACCGGCCAGTTCCGGCGATACCATATCCAGCGCACCCGCCAAGCCTTGAAGCACAGAATCAGCGTCACCCGCTGAATCGGTGAAGGCGTCTAAACCCTTGGCTGCTTCGGTTGACGACTTCTTAAGGTTGCGCCCAAGATCGTTCCCGACGCCTTCGCCCGCCTTGTTAACCGTGTCGAGATTCGATCCGATCTTTTTCAGGTCTGCGTTAAATTCTGCGGTGTCAGCACTAAACGAGAATTGAACATCTCCGCCGTCTATCTTTCTGGCCATCGTTCACGCTCCCCGCTTTTGTCTCATCGTATCAAACCGGCGCCGTTTTGCCTGTCTCTCTTTCTGTTCTCGCTCCTTTGGCGTCTCACAGCGCAACCGCCAATCGGCCAGCAGAGCGATCTGTGATGCGCGGGGCAAACCCTGAAACCATCCGGGGTGTTTTCCCCATTCACGCGAAATCGTTAGGGCTACGCGCTCAAGGCTTCCCCGGTCGCTTCGGTAAAATCCTCGATCTTTTCAACCTCGATCTCCTTTGGAAGCGTGAGCGTGAGAGCGTGCAAAACGCGTGGCCCGACCTCATAGATCCGCGTAGGTGTAACACCCTTGCGCATGAGCCAATCAAGAGCCTTGGCGCCGTATGCAACGGGGTTGCCATCTTCCACGGGGTACACGGGCGCACCGTCCATACACACAGCCAGAGACGCAGCACAAAGCCGGGAGAGATGTACCCGCGAAGGGTTGCCGCTCCAAGCGGTCACGAGATCGTTGACAACAGCAAACGAGCGCGGGGGTGTGAGTTTCACACCCTCACCCAACGAGCCGCCAAGATCAACCGGATCCATCAAGATTGGCCGGTGAACGTGAGACCACCAAAACACTCACCCTTCACGCTGATCTTGTTCGGATCGCCTTCTGCAAAATCCCAAGTCAGGATGCATTTGGACATTTTCGCGGTGTGGTCCGCGCTGTCTCCGTGGTCGGTGCCCTCAATTGTGAGAGTCACGTCAAGCATGTAAGGCGCGAACGCTGTACCGTTGCCCACCGATGTCCAAGACGACGACGATCCGGTCTGTTCGATCACGTCAACAATGTTCGCGTTGGAGGCGTCTGTGAAGTCCCGTTGGTGTACAGAGAAAGAAAACGACAGAACCGGATCGTCTGCGGAGCGCACGCCCACTATTGTGCCCCGGTCGCGGATAACCACACGATCCGCCTTTTCTGCGCTGAACGACATATCGCCGTCCTCGTAGGCCACCGTGTAAGAATTGGAGGCGCCCGAGTCGGCTAAAACGAGGGTGCCGTCACGGCGAACTTTTGGGATTGTTGATGCGGCCATTATTCCTCCAAATTGAGAACTGTATGTGTCGTTGACTTGTTCGTCCTAACCTTAACACGCCTTCCGCCCGTCAATGCATTTTGTAAAGCCTCGGTGACACGGGCGATCAGCTTGGGCAGATAGTCACGGGTCAGGATGTCTTGAACGATCCTCCACTCTTCCGTGGCTCCCTTTTTCCGCGCAACATATCCCGCGTATGGTTTGCCGGAATAATGCCCCCGCGCATTGTTGCTGAACGTGATCGTTCGGATACCCTCGGTTGCTTGATATTGCCTGGACCAACCAAGCCTGGAACGGCCAACCGTTGACAGGTTGCGCCCCTTGTATTTCCAGCCAACCCATTTGCGCTGGATCGCCGCGTGCATCTCTTTGCCTGAATCCTCGAACGCGGAAAGAGCTGGACCTTCGAGCCGTGATTGCAGATCGGTCAAGTCGATCCCGGTTGTGATCTGTACCTTGACGTTGATCGTCATACGAGATCCACACCGCGCAAAAAGTCAAGCGTAACCTCTCGCAGCGTGCGCCCGGTGCGCTGGCGGATCTGTGCGATCTTCTCTTCCGTCTCATCGATCTTTTTCCGCAACGCGGCAAGAGCAAGCACCTTGATTGCGTTCCATGAATTCGGAACAAGCGACCGCCACAACTCCCCGCTCTCTCCTTTCCGGTGCACGAATTCCGCATAGTACATTGGGTTCTCGATCACGATTCCAAGATCACCAAAGGCCGGGATCGCGTGAGCGTTCCACCGATCCCGTGATGTCCCCGTCTCAACGGGCCAAGCGTTCCGGATCGCCGCCATTAATATTTCTAACCAAAACGTCAACACGTCTTGTTCGGCGGGCGTTAATGATCGTGCGCGTCCGTGCTTTTTAACTATGTGTTTTTCAATGGACTTCAGCCGGATGTTGACCGTAACACCCGCCATAACTACACCACAAGCGTGAGGTTGTACGTCAGCCCCAAAGCGAAAGCGTGAATCATGTACGCGCCCCCGCCTACATACTCCGCAGAGGCGGATCCGATGTCGATTGCAACACCCGTTGAAAGCGTTGTACCTCCGACGCTGAGATAGCGCATGGCCGCGTGAAGGTCGGATAACGCTTGGCCCGGTGCCGCTTGGCCGCTGTTGGGCTTGAGCTGGTGACACAGCTCAACCGTGAGCCGTTGCGTAACTCTCAACCCCACAACATCGGCCTTGCCTCTGCTTGGGGCGGACGCGGGCGCAAGGGTGCCGATCCGAATCGAGAACGAACGATCCAGCCGGGGTGAGGACTCATTGCGCACGCCAAGCGGGGAACGTGCCTCTTTCAAGCCCGCAGCCGTGAGGCGTGCAATCGTCGCGGTTAGTGCTCCGTCCGGTGTCATTTGGTACGGTAGCCCCGTCGTGGACCGGACGACAGCATCAACACGGGCGCGGTGGGAGTCTGTGAGCCGGTGAGTACGTTGTCTTCACTTGAATCAAAGCGAGCGCGGAGCGCCTTAAACTCTCGCTCATAGTCTGCGTCATATCGATCAGCCAAGGCGTCGTAACGATCCCCCGGATCCAACAGCGTTGAGAAGTCCCGAAAGATGATCGCCAAGGCGCCATACAACAAAGCGGAACGGAGCGCGGAGGGTGTGCGTAACTTCCAAAAAGGCACGCTCTCGGAATACATCCGGTTGGTCAACATAGACCACGCCTCATCAAGATAGGCTTGTGTGGACGTTGTGCCGGATGGTAACAGGTTCTCGATATCCCCGTGCCTTCCTACTATGTCGGTGTGGCCCACCGGTGGGTATATTCGGGACAAGCACAAAACGGCATCGTTGTAAAACGTGTGAGTGTCTCCACTGATCACAACGGCAAACTTGACCAGCCAACGCGGGCCAAGGGCCTCGTCGTCTAAGTCAGTCGCGCCGATCTCATAGCTCACGGTTCCCCCGCTGATCGTGGCTGTCTGTGCCGAGATCAGAGCCTCACCCGCTGGGCTGTACAAGGTGAACGTGCCAGAGGTTAACGAAGTATCTGAACCGCTGCGTTCAATGGCAAGTGAGACGTCTTGCGTTTCCCCTTGCTCAATGAGGGTAGGTCCAGACCACCGTGCAGAGTATAGGGTTTCAACGCTCACGCTTTCTATCCTCCCTTGTGTCTGCCTTCACTGCCTCACGTCTCGCTATGGACTTGGCGCGGTTGGGATCGTTGCCGTTCTCGACGAGTTGACGAACGAACCGATCCATCGTCTCACGTCGTCCCTGTCTTTCCCCGCTCACTCTGACACCTGCTTGGCAAGCGTGGAGCGCCTCCGCCTTCTCTTGACGGGCGACGCTCCGTTTTTGGCCGCTCCTTGCTTCTTCTCTTCGGCGCTCTCCCACGCCGCCCTCATCCCTTCGATCTTCTTTTCCAACTCGGTGTATTTCCGTTCAAGCGCAGGGTTGCCCGCCATGCGCCCCGCCAAAGCCTCCAACGTTCGCTCTTCGCCCTGGACTATCGCAAGGTACACCTCTTTGATCAGCCCCGGAATAATGCCAGAATCACGGACGAAAGCGCGAAACGAATCCCAAGACGAAAGTCCCGTTTCAGGATCTGTGCTGTTCGTCCAAATGATCTCACCGCTCGGTAGAATCGTCGCCTCTTGGCAAAAGTCCACATACCACCGTCTCCCGTCTGTTGTTGGGTAGAATTGCACGTACCCCTGGAAACGTCCAAGCCTGGTATCGTTCGGGTCCAACACGGTTCCACCTTTTGCGTGGATACCCGCTATGGTTCGGGTCATGTCTCCCGAATCACTCACGCCGTTACATCCGGGCTTGGCCGTGAGCTTTTTGAGAGTCGGCAAGAATCCGAATCCCTCGGTGTAATCCCATCCACGCGGATAGGTACAATACAAGAATTTGGTTGGAGGCGTCTTGCCACGCGGGACGGGTAGCCCCGTGTCTGTGTTGGTGTTGGCAGGTTCGCGGGTTGGTTGTTTCAGTCGTAGTGTGGTCATGGTTCCTCAGGAAAAAGGGGCGGCGCAGAAGTCCGCGCCACCCCCTCAAATGGTTTTCTATGCGTCGGTTACAATGCCGACACCGCGTGAATCTTCCGCCTCAACGACGGCAGGATAGCAGCTTGCAATTGCGCTGGTCATCCCGTTTGCCCCGTCGCGCTCAAGCTCCACCAACAAGCCACCGCTGTTTACAACGATGTTCTGTGATGGAACGTGGCCTTGGATGGCGGACACATCGCCCAGCGTGTAAGCAAAGCAACCCTGGCCAAACATGGCCCCGGCGCGGTCTGCGGCGCTATTGGCGGTGTTCACGCTGTCGCTCTGCCAGAAGTCTACACCGTTCCAATTGAATTGGAATCCGGGTCCCTTGGCAACCAAGGCCTCTGCGCTTGCTGCGGTGTATGGCAACGGGCCGTTTGCTTCCGCCCTCAGAGAGGTACGCAGATCGTTGATCTGTGCCGGATGCAACACGCAAGCGTATGGGCTTGCTGCGGTGCTTGTTACGGCGCTGGAGTTGAGTTGGAACATTGCGG